CGAGCTAATGCTCGTGAAAATCGCCATGACTTGACCTTTGAGGCTAGTTGCCCCATAACGGTTTTTACAGTAGTCACAGTAATTCTTAGTCCTGTTCAGTATTATCATGTAGCTCTGCCATTATTTTCCTATACACGCAGGCGTATCCGATAATATCTTTGAGACTGTCCTCGTGGTGTGGAGTCTCGCTGAGGCGTGAAACCTTGACGAGCAACATACACATGGCTGCTTGCTCTGGACTAATGTAAGTGTCCAAGTAACCTGACCATAGTTCTGAGATTCGTCTGTGGTTCGTAGTTGCTGAGCCATAATCAGAACCTCTTGACGCAACAATTCCACTAATCTCTGTGAGCCACTCATCAGTTTTTTTCATAGTCAAATACCTCATCTGAGACAACTCGTTCGGTTGCCTTGGCTGAAGCATAACCATTGACCCACCCACGCTGCTTGCCTATGAGGAAGCCTCGATCAAACCCAATGTAATATGCACAATAGGCGATACCAGCTGTGTAAAACAATATGCTAATCGTTATCCATGTATTCATAAGTTCCTTTCCGTTGACAGATTTTGCCAACACCGAAAGTATGATGATTTGTTGATGGTAAGTGTAGGAACTGACAGGCGTGTCCTATAACGCTTTTGTTACAAAACCCCTATTGCGTCAAAGTCGTCAATATGGTCATCAATGGTTCGGTCAGGCTCTTTTCCCATAAACCTTACCTTCAAATATAAAACTGCCGTCATGGTTAATAGGGATTGTGACTACCGTCACACGAGTTTTATCTACATAGGCAACAGCAAAACCTGACTGCCAGTTGGCATAACCCCTTGTATAGCTCATACCGCTACTTGATAGGTCTACTAGGTTACCTACCTCAACACCCTGTAATACACGCCCTAAACGCCCATTGTGGGCTTCTGAGTAGGACATGTGACCTAGCCTGTGAGTGTGACCACATACAACATTTTTACCTATGCGGCGTGCGCCGTTTAAGGCTGTCTGCCCAGCATTGTTAGACATAGGGAAAGCGTCGCCATGAGTGACATGCCAACCTTTTGCCCAGTCAAATCCGTATGGGTGATATTTAATGTTGAGCTTGTCATATCCCATAAAGCGTTCATATTTGAGTTCGGGTAAGTTAAGAAAACTTGGGAGTCTTTTTTTGATTGATCGGTAGAGTCTGATTCCATGATTGCTTCCTACTATGTCCGTTACTCCCAAGTAAGTTAATACCTCTTGGGTAAATACTCTGTCCTCATCTAAGTTGCCTACCATCTCATCAACGGTATTGGCATTAAAACTGCCCAACTGGGGTAGGTCGACTTCATCTCCGACGCATATTGCTTGATGAGGTTGCCACTTGGCTAGGAACCTGCCTACATTCTTTACTGCTACTTCGTTAATAAATGGTGCTTGTAAGTCACTTATGAACGCAATGCGCTTAATAGGTTAGTCCTCGTCCTCGTCGTCGTCTTGAAAAGGTGTAATGTCAGTATCAGCTGTTGTAGGTATTAGCCACTCAGGCATACTGTTTTTATTATCCATTAGACCTAATGCAATTTCGACGGTGAAACCAGCCCTGCGTAATGCTCTAAAATACTCATTAAGCGCAATGGCGTGCATGTCAAGTGCAGTAGTCTCGGTACGAGCTACTGACTTACGACGGCGTGCTGGTTTCTTTTTGGCTGCCATGTTTTAATTGTCTCTCGATAGTATGACAAATAAGTCATCAACACGCCGCTCTAAGCGGTTGATTTGATCTTTAATACTTGACCCACCATTGGGTCTAAGTTCATTTAACCAGCCTTTGACTAGAAACCTTAGCCCTACTGCAAAGCCAGTAAATACAGTTGTAATTGCGGCACAGATAGCGGCAATATCTACCGCTGACATTACTCTTTAGCGCCTATGCCAAATTGTTTATCGTCAGGATTGAGGCTGCGCAAAATAGGACCGATGAAAGCTACTACGAAAGCCTTCCAAATGTCTGAAGGTGCTGCGTCAGGTGCAGCTACATAGATTGTAAGTAAACATACAAACGCTGATCTTGCATAGCTGTTAAGTATTGTCCAGTATTGGGTTTTCATATTTTGCCCCCTAGTAGTGGTATGTCAAAAAAGGTACTGTCTTGATCTGTCTTGCCTTTTCTAAAACTGATATGTATATGAGAATTATGAGGATTAAAGCCACGATATTTTCTCCATGACCAGTTAAGTATTGGTGATGCTATCTTGCCTAAATGGATTACATAAGATATGCGTCTATGATTTTTCCCGTAGAGTCTAAGCTGATCTGCCAAATATGCTGAATCCCCTCGGTTGTCAGAAAGGCGAGCGTCAATGTCAATCGCTCTAACCACACCAGTCTTTGCCTCTGGTATATGGTCGGACTTACCTGCCTGTTGATGGCGCAAATCAGCCACCCACCCGTCACTCCGCCTGCTACGACTTGGGTAAAAATCATCTATTTGCTCACGCAGCTGTACTGCGGATTTGGACAACCATGGCTTCATTATTCAGGCAAGACCATTACATGATCTAGGTTATTACATAACCACTCATAATCATCTGTTAAATGTAGGTCGTCATGTTCGCAATTAGGTTTAGGTGCAATAAAAGCGTCTGCAACTTCATCGTATTTGTAACCAATACCTGCATAATTGTAACGGATATTGCCATTGTATGAAGTGCGCTTAACTGTGTACTCGGTACCCTGTGCGTAATAAGTTTCTGTGTCTAGCCCGTTAATAGTTTCAGTTTCGTCTTTACCAACTATAACTGCAACCACAATGTTGTTTTGATCTAAATATGCGTAATGCGCCATTATGCCCAACTTACTGTGTCTGAAAGACCAGCTGCGGTTATTGTTGAAGTTTTAAATCCGCCACTTGTGCTTGTTGATTGTGTTACACCACCGCTAAAAGTTGCCGTTAATGTGTCTGCATATTTGAGAATAATTATTCCTGATCCACCAGCTGCGCCTGTAACGCCATCTTTTCCACCGCCACCACCGCCACCTGTGTTGGCAGTTCCAGCAACTGCTGAAGCACCTGGGCCTTCTCCAGCACCACCGCCACCTGTTCCACCTGTTCCTCTAGTTCCTGCATTATTGCCCGAGCCGCCGCCACCGCCGCCAGCATAAGTAACTGATGAACCACTAATGGAAGTTGCTACACCGTTGCCACCTGAACCACCAACAGAACCAGTTGCAGCACCGCCATTAATACTTGCACCACCGCCACCGCCTGTTGGGAAAGAAGGGAGACCTGCACCATTACCGCCTGCAAAACCTTGATTAGTTAAACCAGTTCCAGGATTTGAAAGACCACGACCTGCACCGCCACCTGAACCACCATTACCACCAGCACCAGAATCTGAACCTCCACCACCGCCACCAGTTGATGTGATTGTTGAAAACACTGAATTACCACCAGCAGCGCCATTACTTGTTGAACCACCAGCACCGCCAGCACCAACTGTAACTGTGTAGTTTGTGCTTTTAACTATAATTAAAGCAGATTCAACTGTTCCAGGTGAACCACCGCTTGCAGTTACTGTGCACCTTAATCCGCCAGCACCGCCACCGCCGCCACCATTGTTACCACCGCCGCCAGCACCGCCAGCGACTACTAAATAATCAATTAAGGTAGGTGGCTTAACGGTAAATAATAAACCAGCAGTTATATTACCAATCATTAGCCTATTGCACCTACGATAGTCCAAGCATTAGCAGCTGTTCTAATTGCAACCGCTGAATTATATTGTGCCAAAGTTGGTGCTGCAACTGAAGCACCAGCTGAAGTAATTGTTACACCTGCACCAGCGGCGAAAGTTAGTAACCCTGCACCTGAGTTAAGGAAAGTAATAGCTGTACCGACTGCGGCAGCTGTAAGAGTTGAATCAGGTGCAATAGTCACGGTCTTAGTGCCAGCGGCAGTTGTGCGCACAAGTACCTGATAAAGGTCTGAGTTGGCTACTGTGTAACTACCTGCTTGATCGTTGAGGGTAAAAGTAACTAACCCGTTAAACATTGCAGCTGAGAGAACATCACCTGTTGAAGCTGGAAAACCTGTTGCCATTGTATTACTCCTTAGTATCCTAGTATATCATCACCGAGGACGCCATAGGTGGTGTTCCCGATCAAAAACCCATCAGTTATAGGTTCCAAAGTGGTAAAAGTACCTAACCAGCGATTAGGGGTTATATCCCAGCTAATGCCTTGCACCTGTAAGTTCTTGGTTATTGTAGAACCGTCAGGCTGTATGTT